CAGAAGTTACGGAATGTGCTATTTAAAAAATAGACGTTCTGGTTTTTCATTTATGAGTTCAGCTGAAACTGTTAATTTAGCAACTTTAGCTAGTGATAGTAGATTTGGTATATTATCTAAAACTGGTGCTGATGCAAAGAAAATGTTTACAGATAAAGTAGTACCTATTAGTTTAAATTATCCTTTCTTCTTCAAACCAATACAGGACGGTATGGACCGACCAAAGTCCGAACTCGCTTATAGAGTACCAGCTAAAAAGTTTACTCGTAAAAAAATACGTGAAAGAGAAGAGATAGATGATATACAAGGTCTTGATACAACCATAGACTGGAAGAATACTGGTGACAATAGTTATGATGGTGAAAAACTTTCTCTACTAGTACACGATGAAAGTGGTAAATGGGAAAGACCTGATAATATAAAAAATAATTGGAGAGTAACAAAAACTTGTTTACGATTAGGTAGTAGAGTGGTTGGTAAGTGCATGATGGGTAGTACTAGTAATTCGTTAGAAAAAGGAGGTGATAATTTTAAAAATTTATATTATAATTCAGATGTTACAAAACGAAATCGTAATGGACAGACTAAGTCAGGATTATATTCTTTGTTTATTCCTATGGAATGGAATTACGAGGGTTTCATCGACGAGTACGGACAGCCTGTGTTCAATACTCCTAAAGAACAAACGTTTGATCCACATGGATTAGAAATAGATCAAGGCGTTATAGATCATTGGGAAAACGAAGGTGATGGTTTAAAAGATGATCAAGACGCATTAAATGAGTTTTATCGTCAGTTTCCAAGAACTGAAGAACACGCTTTTAGAGATGAGACAAAAAATAGTTTATTTAATCTTATAAAAATATATGAACAAATAGATTATAATGAAGGTAATAAAAACTCATCTGTATTAACGCCCGGTAATTTTCAATGGGTTAACGGAGTTAAAGATACACAGGTTGTTTTTAATCCAGATCCAAATGGTAGATTTAAAGTAAGTTGGGTGCCGAGTGGTAGATTACAAAATAATGTTATTTTAAAAAATGGCATAAAATATCCAGGTAACGAACATATGGGTGCGTTTGGTTGTGACTCGTATGATATATCTGGAACAGTAGATAGTAAAGGATCAAAAGGAGCTTTGCACGGATTAACAAAGTTTTCAATGGAAGACGCCCCAGCAAATACTTTTTTTCTTGAATATATAGCAAGACCACAAACAGCTGAGATATTTTTTGAAGATGTTTTAATGGCGTTAGTATTTTACGGTATGCCGATACTTGCAGAAAACAATAAACCAAGATTACTATACTATTTACGAAGAAGAGGTTACAGAGGATTTAGTATGAATAGACCAGATAAAGTTTGGAATAAATTATCTGTAGCAGAAAAAGAAGTTGGTGGTATACCAAACTCTAGTGAAGATATAAAACAAGCCCATGCAGCTGCAATTGAGATGTATATTAACGACCACGTCGGTTTACTTAAAGACGGTACTTATGGTACTATGTATTTTAATGATACTTTAAATGATTGGTCAAAGTTTGATATAAATAGAAGAACAAAGCATGATGCTTCGATTAGTACAGGTCTAGCAATAATGGCTTGCAATAGGCATTTATACAGACCTAATCCTGAAACTAAAAAACAACCAATAAGTTTAAATATATTGAAATACAATAATAAAGGATTTCAATCTACAATAATAAAAAATAAAATATGATATCATACTCACGTGTATATTTTCCATCGCAAGCAGTTAGCGATTTAGAAAAGCTTTCTGAAGATTACGGACTTGAAGTTGCAAAAGCTATAAGACAAGAATGGTTTTCTGGTACCACCTCTAAATTTGGTGGTAATATAAATGATTTTCATCAATTAAGATTATATGCAAGAGGAGAGCAATCAGTTCAAAAATATAAAAATGAATTATCTATAAATGGTGATTTATCCTACCTTAATTTAGATTGGAAGCCAGTTCCAATTATCCCAAAATTTGTTGATATAGTAGTAAACGGAATGTCTCAAAGAAATTATGAAATTAATTGCTTTGCACAAGATCAATATGGAGTAGATAAAAGAACCGAATATATGCAATCTATATTAAGAGATATGCGTTCTAAAGATTTTGCTAATTTAGTACAAGAACAATTTGGTATAGATATAACAGAAAATGATAAAGAAACTTTACCTCAAAATGAAGAAGAGTTAGCACTACACATGCAATTAGGTTATAAACAAGCTATAGAAATTGCTGAAGAACAAGCTATTGATGTGTTAATGGAAAATAGTGATTATGATCTTATTAGAAGAAGGTGTCTTTATGATTTAGTTACATTAGGTATAGGTGCTACTAAAACTACTTTTGATTGGTCTGATGGCGCTAAAGTTAAATATGTTGATCCAGCTAATTTAGTTTATTCTTATACTGAATCACCTTATTTTGAAGATATATATTACGTGGGTGAAGTAAAAGAAATACCAATAAACGAATTAGTAAAAGAGTTTCCTGAATTAACAGAAGCAGATATAAAAGAAATAACAGAAAACTCTGGTCAAACTATATATAATCAATCTAATTATAGATTAAACACCGATAAAAATAAAATAGAAGTTTTATATTTTAATTATAAAACACACATGAATAATGTGTACAAATTAAAAAAAGTAGGTAGTGGCGCTGAAAAAGTTATAGAAAAAGACGACACGTTTGATCCACCAGTAGAAAACATGGACGGCAATTTTAGCAAACTAGAAAGAGTAGTAGAGGTATTATATGAAGGTGTTTATATAATAGGTGCTGATAAATTACTAAGATGGAAAATGGCTGATAATATGATGAGATCAGATTCCGACTTTAGTAGTGTTAAAATGAATTATCAAATTGTAGCACCTAGAATGTATAAAGGTAAAATTGAATCGTTAGTTAATAGAATAACAGGTTTTGCTGATATGATACAATTAACGCATTTAAAGTTGCAACAAGTAATGTCACGTATGGTACCAGACGGTGTCTATCTTGATGTTGATGGAATAGCAGAAGTTGACCTTGGTAATGGTACTAACTATAATCCACAAGAAGCGCTAAACATGTTCTTCCAAACTGGTAGTGTTATAGGTAGGAGTTTTACATCTGAAGGAACTGGTAATCCAGGTAAAGTTCCAATACAACAAATTAACAACGGTGTTAATGGTGGTAAAATACAAAGTTTAATTAGTACGTATAATTATTATTTACAAATGATAAGAGATACAACCGGTTTGAATGAAGCTAGAGATGCTGCCACACCAGATAAAAATGCTTTAGTAGGTGTTCAAAAATTAGCTGCTGCAAATTCAAATACAGCTACTAGGCATATATTACAATCGATGCTATACTTAACAGCTGAAGTTGCAGAGTGCATGTCGTTAAGAATATCTGATGTCGTTGAATACTCACCAACAAAAGATGCTTTTATAAGAGCTATTGGCGCTCACAATGTAGCAACTTTAGAAGAATTAAAAGATATACACTTATATGATTTTGGTATATTTATAGAATTATTACCGGATGAAGAAGAAAAGCAAATATTAGAAAATAATATTCAAGTAGCCTTGTCACAGCAAATGATTGACTTAGATGATGCTATTGATTTAAGGGCTGTTAGAAATATTAAGCTAGCAAATCAATTACTAAAAGTAAAAAGAAAAGCTAAGGCTTCAAGAGATCAAGCTATGCAGCAACAAAACATACAAGCTCAAGCTCAAGCAAACGCACAAGCTCAACAAGTAGCCGCTCAAGCTGAAGCTCAAAAATCGCAAGCTAAAGCTCAAGCTGAAGCGCAGTTAGAGCAAACAAGGAATCAATTAAAAACACAATACTTACAAGCTGAGGTACAAGCTAAAAAAGAATTAATGCAATTTGAATTTAATTTAAATTCTCAATTAGAAGGAATGAGGCAAGACACAGATAAAGAAAAAGAAGATAAGCGAGAAACAAGAAAAGATTTACGTGTTGATAGACAAGCTAAACATCAAATGAATATGATAGAGCAAAGAAAACAAGGCGATGTTGATAAAAAATTTGAATCATCAGGTAATGATATAGTTACGGGAGGAGCTGGAATTGAAAAGTTCTCGCCTCTTTAATATTTAATATTTTATAAAATTTTATTATATGGAAAAAAACAAAGAAGTTGTTGAAGAAACAACAGATAAACCTATAGAAAAGGTTGAAGAAATAAAAGCAGAAAAACAACCTAGAGATAAAAAAGGTAGATTTAAATCTGCTGATGACGATAATGTTATAAAAGTTAACTTAGATAAACCAATATCTGAAGAAAAAGAAGAGATAACAAAAGTAACCATACCTAAAGAACCTGAGGCTAAATCAGTTAAAGAAGAACCTAAACAGGAGGAAGTTGTTGAAACAGAGTTAGTAATAGAAGAAGTTACTGAGGCTGATCAAGTAAAAGAAGAAGTTGTTAAAGCTATAGAACAGGCAGAGGTTACAGGTCAACCATTACCAGAAAATATACAAAAGCTTGTAGATTTTATGGATGAAACAGGTGGTGATATAAACGATTACGTAAAATTAAATAGAGACGTAAAAGAAATGGATGATGCTGATGTACTAGACGAGTATTATAAAAGTACTAAATCACATCTTAGTCCTGAAGAAAGAGCGTTTTTATTAGAAGACTCGTATGGTATTGATGAAGACGTAGATGATGATAAAGCTATACGTAAAAAGAAAATAGCCCTTAAAGAGCAAGTTGCCGAGGCTAGAGCCTACTTAGACGGGCAGAAGTCTAAATATTATGAAGAAATTAAAGCTGGAAGCAAACTCACTAAAGAGCAGCAAGAAGCTATTGATTTTTTCAACA